CTATCGCGCCATGGACGGCCACGATCCAAAGTGCGCAACTTTTCGGGCACTACCGAGCTTCGCGTTCTCCACGTCCACGAACTCGCAATCACGGTCGAACGTTTCGGGGCCGTCCCAGAACGTGTCGATCACGTCGCCGAACGGCACCGCCAGCCCCTCGATGGTGCGCCCATCGGCGTAATCGTCGGCGACAGAGCGCAGACGCAGGCCCTTCAGGCCGAGTTCGCGGCGTTCATAGTCAGGCATTCGCTTCCTCCGTTTCCGTTGCGGGCATGGGGCCCATGCCCAGTCGTTTCCTCGCCTCCGGGACGGTCATCAGATTGGCCTCGACGGCTATCCGGTACGTCTCGAACCGGTCCTTGGTGTTCGAGCGGCGCGACGGGTCGGTGTCGAACGCGACCTCGTTGCCGCGCGGCAGCAGGCTGGTCAGCGCCTCGCCGATCTCGCTCGCGTACGCGGCCAGCGTGTAGTCCGCGAACTCTATCCACGACTGTTCGATGTTCTGGTAGGTCAGGTTCGAGCCCTCCACGGCGGCGAGCATGAGCGACGCCGGGATGCCCATGAGACGGGCGATCTGCGTGGTGTCGAACTGCATCATGTCCAGGTACTCGAGGTCCTTGGGACTCAACGCGAGACGTTCGACCTTGGTGCCCCAGCCGAGCACCTTGACCTCGCCCGGCCTGCCGTCGCTGAACCGCTTCTTGACCATGGCCGCCGCGTCGTTCTCCATCGGCTGGTCGGTCGTGAGCACGATCTTCGCGTTGCTGCCGTCAGAGAACCATTCGCGTTTCATGTCGCGCAGCATCGCGGCCGATTCGACCTCCTCGCGAGCCGCCTGGATCGGTCCCAGGCCGCGCAGGCGGCCGCTGACCTCGAGGAACCGCATGTGCAGGATGTCGTCCGTCCGGTAGGTGCGTCCCCCGTAGTCGAACACGGGCATCGGGCTGGCCGGGTCGTCCGACGTGGCGCGCACCGCGACCAGGCGGGCCGGCAGCAGGCGGACGCCGACGACGGCGTTGCCGGCGCGGACCTTCTGCCAGAACGCGTTGCCGTTCAACGCGAGGTCGGCCACGGTCTCCGAGATCAGACGGCTGCGTGACACCAGCGGGTCCGGGCGGCGGACGATGGGCGAGGGCTCCACCTCGATGCCGTTCCTGGTCTGCACCAGCGGCAGGTTCACGATCGAGGTCTGCAGGATCTGCACCGCGCGGAATATCGTGGACAGCGACAACGGGTCGCCGTAGTCGAGCCGGCGTTCCGGCGGGCGCGCGCCGTCGGCCATGCCGTCGGATTCGTCGGCGGCCCGCACGATGCCCGCGCTGCGCGTGATCAGATTCCTCAACCATCCCATGCCCTCCACCATGCCAGCACGACGCCGCCGAGTCCAGAAAACCGATGACATTCGCGGACATTCGCGGACATTCAGAAGACCTGCACGACGCTCGGCTTGGGGGCCGGCAGGTGCGACGCGCCCCAGTGGGCGAGGATCGCGCTCTCCATGACCGCGGACCCGTCGCCGTCCTTGCGTTTGACCTTCCACGAATCGCCCGACCACTGGCGGGTCGCGGTCCTGGCGGCGAGGTCCAGCGTGCCGTCGGTCACGTGCCGGGCGCGGTCCTGCTCGAACGCGCTCATCGGCGACTGGCCCGACGCCATGAAGTCGTTCGCGTCCATGTCCACCAGGGTCACGCCGTCGGCGGCGAGCTTGTCGGCCAGGTCCCCGGCCGGGCCTCGCTTGTCGATCGCTACCGGCGCACGGTACCTGTCGGACAGTTCACGGATCCGCATGACGGCGGCGCCGGTGCCGGGCATGGTCTCGGCGAGCTGGATGACGGTCACGCCGTCCCTCCTGCACGCCAGCGAGACGCACGTGCGGGTCGCGTCGATCGTCACGGACACGCCGAAGCACAAGGCGTCCGATTCCCGGAACGAGCCGGGCGTCAACGGGTCCCGGCGCGCGGTCCGCGCCCACAGGCTCTCGCTGATGAACCGGTCCGTGGTGCCCATGTCGCGCCGGTTCCCGAACGCTCGCGCCCAACCGCCCGCGTCGAGCTCGCCGCCGTTCCTGAACTCGTCCATGAAATCGGGCAGCTGCTCGCGGTCGAACAGGTGGCCGAGACCGGGATGGTAGCGGGCGACCACGTCGAGGTCGAGCGGGTCGGCGTCGTCGGGGATGCCCCAGTCGAAGAACGCCCACCGTTTCGGCATGTCCCCGGACCGGCACTGGTCCAGCAGGTGGTTGTAGAACGTGGACGTGATATCGCCCTCGGTCGAGGTGACCAGGATCTGCGGCCGATGCCCGGTGAGCTTCTGCCTGGTGATGGTCGTCGGCACGAAACCGTCCAGCAGCGTCTTGCCCTGCTCGGCCGTCAGACTCCACGCCTCGTCGATGTCGATCAGATCGCCCTGGTAGCCATGGCCCGCGTCCGCTACCTGCGCGGACGGCTGCATGCGCGACCCGTTCACGAACGGCATGCAGATGCTGCCCTTGCCCTTCTGCATGCGCCCGGTCAGCACGCTCAACGGGCAGTCGTCCCACTTCTGGAAATACTCCAGGAACTTCGTGTCCGCGTCCTTGCCGCGCTGGGCGAGATACCACACCATCCGGTCGGAGTGCAGCACGTCGCCGCGACGGGGGAGCAGACAGTTCTGGATCATCTTCGCGAAACTCGAATCGGTCTTGCCGAACTGGCGTTGCACGCTCACGATCACACGCCCGTAATAGTACGTGCCGGTCTCCGGGTCGATCTCGCCGGCCACGTCCCAGATGTACTGCTGCTCCGGATACAGGGGACGGCCCATCGCGCGCGCGATCGCCCCGACCTTCCACCCATCGCTCCTGCGCGACGGGTCGCGCAACGTCAGATGACGCGCCGGGGTCAGACCCTCGACCTCGATCACCGCGGATCACCCGCCAGCAGCTCCAACAGCTCCCGGGCCGCGCCGTCCGCCTCGGCGAATTCGCCGGCCGGGGCGACCATCGCCCGCAGCTCCTGGATGAACCCGAGCAGCGACGTCATGTTGCGGCTGACCTCGCGTCCCTTCATGTTCTGCACGTCCACGTTCTGCGCGATGCTCATCATCGACTCGTAGATGTAGCTGCGCATAGGGTCCGCTCCCGGATGCTCGGCCTCGAACCGTTCGATGAACTCCCTCGTCGCCCTTTCCTGGCGGCCGACGACTCGGCCGGCGTCCTCCAACCCGTCCAATGCAGGCATGTGATTCCTCCAATCCTGTCCAGTGGTGGGATTTGTCCTGTTTCCGCCTGTTTTTCGATGGAAAGTGGGGAATCCCGCCCGGTTTCCCCGCTTTTTTATTTATTCCGGATTCGGGGGGACCCAAAAAAGTCGCGGGGTGTCCCTTTGAACCGAAGCGTTTAAAAAACGACGGTCAGAACCGGACCCGGCCCACATCCGTCCCCTCCACGACCGCAGTCTGGCCGTTCCGGCGCGCCTCGCGCCTGGCCTCCACCTTCGCGGCCGAGAAGCCGAGCCGATACCACTCGCGTGCCTTCTGTCTCGCGGCCTCGCTCCGATGCTGCGCCTCCAACCGGTACATGCACGCCTCCAACCCCGGGTCGCACACGACCACCTCGTAGTTCAACGCCAGCCACTCATCCAGGATGTCCACGCCGCGATGGTTCAGCCAGTCCGTCTTGACACACCACACTCCCACCGGGTCGCCCAGCCTGGCCGCCGCACGGTACGCGCCCTGCCACGCCCCACGCGCCACCATGTTCACATACCGGTCGAAATCGTGGGACGATTCCACGCCCGGGCACAGGCAGCGCGCCAGTCGGTCGAAGTCCACCACGACATCGCCCGGCATGCGATGCTCGGCCACGTACGTGGTCTTCCCGCCGGCCGGCGGGCCGATGACCATGCGCACCACGGCCCCGTACCCGCTGATCACGCGGTCCCAGCGCTTCCGGTTGCACGACCCGCACGCGGGCCGCAGGTTCGCCAGCGTGTTCCTGCCGCCGATGTTCACCGGTATCACGTGGTCCACCGTGTCCGCCCAGCCCGTGCATCCCGGCATGCGCAGCCAGCAGGCCCGGCCGAACGCCGTCCACACCTGCGCCTTCAGCTCCGGGCTGACGCTGCGCCGCCTCACCGGGACCGTCCCCTGTTCGCGTTCAGCCACTTGTTCACGTCACTCAGCAAGTAGGCGATGCCGCCGGTCTCGGTACGCACGTACTCGGGCCCCTTGCCGTCATCGCGCCACCGCTTCAACGTGCGCACGCTCCGATGCAGCAGAAGCGCGGTCTCCCTCGCGCTCAGCAACCTGTTCCCGCTCATCGGCTCCACCTCAGATACGCCTCGCACCCCTTGATCGCCTTCTCCAGGTCGAAATGCTTCTCCGTGTCCCACTCGCGCTTCTCCGGCTCCGGAAGCACGCCCAGCACGCGCAGATGCCATATCTCGTTGTCCGTCATCTCGAACACGTTCATGCACTGCCGGTAGCCGATACGCGACTGGCCCGCGCTCTCCGCCCACTTCTCACGCAACAGGGGCAACGCGATCCGGACCTTCCTCCTGCGCTCCTCCACGTACCTGCGCCTGCCCGTTCCCCGGGTCCTCGTTCCTGCCATCATGACCTCCTCGACTTGCTGTGATTGATTGAGATTTTCGGGTGGTGAGAGGGTTGAGCGGCGAGACCTTAAGCTCCGAGCCCACAAGCGCCCGCAGACGCTCTTGGAAACTCGGAATGGTCTCGCCATGGACGTTTTCGGTCTGGAGCCGGGGCGTCGCATATCGAGAGCGGGCCCAATCGTCCGCCGTGAATGGTCCTTCAGAAGCGCCCCACACTCCGGTGGGCAAGGTCGCCCGATTACGCCTTAACCGACGCGCCTCATCAGTCGGGAAATGGCCGTCAACACGCGCGAATGCGCCGCTCAAGGCAATCACGCGCGAGGTTTCGTCTCGCTAGTAACGGTCGGCCAGCCGTCCGCCGTGGGTTGGACTCGTTCACGCCCTACCCGGTCCCGGCACATCCCAGGTCACAGGGCATTCAATTATCCAGAAACACACGCGACTACGGCACCGCATCATCCGGCAGAATGTCCAGACACGCGATCAGCGCGCGCACCTCCACCGGCGAGAACCGATACACATGCGCACGCTCACGCGACAAGGAACCATCGCGACCGACCGCGTGCGGACGCATCAGCAACTGCACCCGCCCATCCGGAGCCAGGCACGACAAGAACGTCCAATCACCGTCATCACGCTGACGAAACAACTCGGCCATCATCCCTCCCGAACTCACGCAACTGGCGCCTGAACCGACGCCGCTCACGCACGGCCTTCAGATCCACGAAACCGAAAACCTCCAACACGAAGGACACCAGGACCACCGCCACCGCCAGCAGAATCACCGCCAGCAACACCATGCACACCAACGCAACAACCTCAGCCATTTGAACCCCGATTCACCAGGCGGCCGATACGCTCCGGCACATCCAGCAACGTCAGCAGCACGCACACCGCCAACACCCCGGCGATTGTCGGCTCGCCCACCACCAGCATGATGAGCGCACACAACGAACCACACAGGAACATGACCAGCTTGTACAACACGCGCATCACGCGACCTCCCTGAACGCAAGCGGAACGGTTAGGCCCTTCCCCCGAAGCGCTAGGCTTAAGGCAACAAACAACAAACCAACACAACAGGGGAAGGAAGAGCAATGGAGTTGGGCACGATCGCCGACTGGGCGAATGTGATCGTGGCGATGGCTGCCGTCATAATCGCTGGTATCGCCCTTTATCACTCGCATAAAATCGACAAACTGAACAGCACGCTGCTTCAGAGGCAGACGAACACTGATTTCGTCTATTGGCACGTGCACGCCGACGCCGACGAAGAACGATTCGTGTTCCGCAACATCGGCACCAGCACCGCACACGATGTAGTTGCGCATATCTTCATCGAGGGAACCCGGAACATCGAAAGCGGAGATCTCGGCGATTGTGATTCCGGCGCCACGGTTACGATGCCGTCCACCAAGTTTCTCGACGGCCGAGAGGGCGTAGTGATGCAGTACTACAGCATGGCTCGATGGAACAAAGCGGCAAAGAAAGACACCAGGCCGATGACGATATGGGTGCTTGTCGAGTGGAAGAACGGCCTCGGCTTCATGGAACAACAGGAAATTCCCATTACATATCGATAAAGTCATACGGCGTGCCTCTCCGTATCGATATGGTCGGCGGCCAACCTCAGGAAATGGGCAAGATACTCCGCGGCATCCATTCTCAGATCCCCTCTGAAATCCATGATGCTGCTCATTTGTGGTCTGTTGTCCTCAATTCGGAGGGACGCCGCTTCCACCATGTCTCCTGATTCATTCCCGAAAAAACTGCCCGGAACAAGAACGGAAAACACCTTCATCGTCCACCCACTGCCCCGTATACGCCGCAAACTAGAAACAACAGACCGCAACACGCCATTAGCAAGCAGTAGAAGAAAAAGAACCACTCGCCATCCACGAAAGCCTCAATACCCGCGCGGCCCACGAAAACCACCACGAACAAACCGGTAAGTGCGACGAACAGACCCAAAGCAACCGTCATCACGCGACCTCCAGCGGTTCGCGGCCCAACAGCACGTCGGTAGACACACCGAAGTAGTCCGCAATGCGAGACACGTCACGGAGCGTGAAGTTCGCTCGGCCATGCAACTTCGCATTGAGCAACTGGAAGGATATGCCTATCGAATCGGCCAAGGCTCTCTGTGTCACATGATGTGTCTTCATCATCTCCCTAAGCCTTTCGCTTATATCGCATGACGATTGGAGTAAAACCACGTTGTATTATTGAAGTATGACAGCAGTAATGAGCCAACCGGTATCGGCGGCAAAAGCACAAGATATTGTTGCTATGAACGTTAACCTGATGATCAATGCGCGGCACTTGCAGAAGAAAGACCTAGCAAAGGCTCTGGGCATTGCTCCGCAGACCATTTCCAAGAAGCTGCGCAGCGAGATAACTTGGACGATCAACGAAACCCAGGCCGCGGCCGACTTCCTGCATACGGATGTCGCTACTTTGCTGAATCCGAATTTGACCACATCGGAGCTTTTGGGGATAAACAAAACCGCCGCCCCGGATGGCTCCGAAGACGGCGGTCAAGTAGTAGCGGGGCATGGATTTGAACCATGGACCTCTGGGTTATGATCCCGACCGGCCCGAAAATCAGGCGGCCAGAACCATAGCCTGGGCCTTCCATGCCCCGCCACGTAGGCGGAAGTCGTCAACGTTGACGACAGGCAAACCTCCATTCCCATCGTTATCGTTACGGCGCTCGCCGATGATGCTGAGCGCCTTGGCCGGCGTGAGAGTCGGATCAGTCAGGACGTCAAGGGAGACGCCCACGAACTCAGCCGCCTTCCACATGTCATTCAGTGCCCAGTTGCTCTCTCCTGACATCATGCGGGAGAGATTCTGTGGGCGTCTGCCGATGTATTCGGCGAGGTCTTTTCTGTAGCGCCCTTCAAGCTGCATCAGCATATTCAGGTTCAAAATCGCTATGTCCTGCGGGCTAGCTGCAACCTTTGGGGCTGTCATAGTTACCGTCATGCCCTTAATGATACGCAAAAGTGATTAGTAGCGCAAGAATCTCAGCATGTCGAATCAAAATCAAGACACGCCGAGAGTGCTCGAAATCGATTAGTGCGTGATATGGTTAGCAACCATGAACGCCAATCAAAAACGATTAGTGACGCTTGAAGTTGATAACCCAGCGTCCCGCATCTCAGGACTGATCGAGATGCGTCATTGCCTTCAGAAAGACGTGGCGCTCGCCATCGGTATGAGCGAACAAGTTTTCTCCAACAAAATGAACGGCCTCCGATCCTTCTCTGCAAAGGATTACAAGGCGCTCGCCGACTTCTTCAACACCAGTGTTGACTACCTCATGGGTCGCACCCTTGACCCGTGGCCGGTGGACACTCCCCAAGCCGAGGGGGTGGCGTCATGAAGGTGAAAGACCTGTACTGGGCGGCCAGGAACTCGACCTTTTTCATAAACCTGGAGAGCGAGGGCCGGCCGCTGCTGTGCGAGCCGAGACTATCCGACGAGGGTGGCGTGCGCATCCGTCTGTGGCTGCGCGACCCCGCGGGAACGGGGACTGGCGGCGCGATCGCCCTGCTGTCCCGCGACGAGGCGGCGGTCTTGGCGAATGCGATCGACACTCGGCGCAACTGGGTCGGCGAGAAGGCCGACGACGCCTTGCCGCGCATCGGTGTGAGCGCCACCGTGGACTCGACCATGATCCGGTTCATGGAATGCAGGGGAGAGGGGCATATCGCCCTGACCGTCACGGAAGCCGGACGTCTGGCGTCATGGCTGCACGACATGGCCGACGGCCGTTGGCGCGACCACAACGGATATGTGCCGGAGGTAGTGAAATGAGTAACGCCTATGAGCGTCGTGGCGCACAGCTCAACATGGAAAGCCTTTACATACGCCACGACGTCATCAGCGAGCGCAAACTGGCAAGGCTTAACCCCGACCGTCCAGTTTCTTTTCGAGCCGATCAAGCCGTAAGTCGATTTGGAACAACGCTTGGGCGATGTCCGCTAGGCCTTCGGTCATCCGTGACTCATAGGCATTTCTAGTGCTTGCCTGAGCCTGCTTGAACTTCGTTTCCGCTGAGCTCGCCCAGCTTGCAGCTCCACCCATTTGAATACTTCCTTTCCCCGCATGCAGCGGATTGTTTGTGTTGCAGCTTCAAGCCTACGCGGCACGGGGAAAGGACCTTATCTTCCGAAAGGAACCCTCATGATCTGGTTCGTCATCTCCATCATCCTGCTGCTCTTCAGCGCCGCCGTCACCGGCGTCGCGCTGTCCAACAACGTCAAGGGGGCCGGCATCGGCCTCATTCCGGGCCTCGTCGGATTGCTGCTGCTCATTCCCGCATGCCTGTATTCCGTGGACGTGGGCGAGGTCGCGGTCATCCGCAACATGGGCGGCAGTCTGGCCGGTCATTCCGAAGACGCGGGCTTCCATTGGAAGACGCCGTGGCAGAGCGTCATCAAATACGACACCCGTAACAACCTCATCAACTTCTACAAGGACACCGATTACAAGTACGACGGCGGCAGCGCGGTCGGCAAGCAGGTCACCGTCAACGACAGGAGCGGCGCTTCTGCAGACATCGACATCCAAGTCAACTACAGCCTTGATCCGAGCGCGGCCGAATACCTGTACTCGGAGTATGGCAAGCAGCAGACGTTCACGCAGAACTACATCAGCAACGACCTGCGTTCCGTGGCGCGCGAACAGTCCGGCCGGTTCGACACCCTGACGATGCTCACCAATCGCGGCGAGTACACGAAGGCGGTGCAGGATGTGCTGGCGGCGAAGTGGAGGAAGATCGGCCTGACCGTCGAACAGGTCAGCGTGCAGGACGTGCGCTACGGCGAGGCCATCACCAAGAAGTACACGGAGGCGCAGGCCGCCGAGATCGACAAGCAGAAGGCGCTCAACGAGCAGCAGGTCGCCAAGACCGAGGCCGAGACGAAGAAGATCAAGGCGCAGGGCGAGGCCGACGCCAACGCCGTGCTCAACGAGAGCCTGACCGACAACGTGCTCAAGCAGCATTACATCGACGCATTGTCCAACGCGGATCAGCTCGTCGTCGTCCCCGACGGTGCGGACACACTCGTCCAGACCAAGTAGGGGTGGCGGTCATGTTCAAGCGTTATCCGTACACCATCGGCCTGTTGACCGTCATATCGTTCGTCGTCTGCGTGGGATGGCTGTTCACTCACGATGCCTGCATGCATCCGATCGGCAATGGCCTCGCCGCGTTCTGGGCGTTCGTGGAATGCCCCGTGGTGTTCGTCGCACTGTTCGAGGAGGCCGGCGAATGAACTTCGATGCACTCGTCTGGCAGCAGTGGGTGATCCTCGGATACGCGCTGCTCGAATACTTCATACTCATCGGCACGCTGCGCGAAACGAAGGTCAAGCCGGGAGCGCTTGTGTACCAGTTGCTCAGGCTCGTCATTCTCTGCGCGCTCGTGCTGACCATTTAAGGCTTGCCCGCCGCCATTGCGACCTTCCTTCCGATGCGGCGGGCGGCGACAAGGAACAAGTCGTTAACACCACCTCTCTCAATGATCGCGCCGCCGGTTCTCTCCACCGGCGGCGCGCCAAGGGCGGGCAGGTTCGCCCCCGGTCGAGATTCGCGTCAGGTGGGCGCGGGCAAAGACCGGGAAGCCGTTCGATTCGGCCGCCGTCCACTGGGGCCGCGTCAACGTCGGCCGCGATCCATCCCCATACGACAGGAAGTCAGTGGATTGCGGAAGCGATGGCGTGCGAGCCGGTGGTCTCCATTGCCGGCGTCGACCACGCCAGCGCGGCCCCGCACCAAACGAAGGAGTCCCATGAACACCCACCGCAGTCTCATGGTCTGGCCCATCACCGAACGGGGCCTGACCATGACGCCCGGCGAACTGATCGCCGAGGCGCTGGACGCGATCTGCGAATGCAATTCACGGCTCGACTACCCGCGCCTCATCCTCATGCCGTCGCCCGCCGCGTTCGTCATCGACCGAGGCGCGGCGACCATCGGCGCGGAATGCGAATGGGCATGGAAACGGGACATCAGGAAAGGAACATCATGACATCCAACGAGGAAATGGCCGAAAAACTCGCCGAGAAGTTCTACGGCCTCATCGAGGGCGACGTGTCCGTCTCCGGCGGTGAGCTGGCAAAACTGTTCGTCACGGCGCTCGACCAAGCCGGCCTCGCATTGAGCGAGAAAGCCAAGGTCTACATATCCTTCGAACCTGTGCTGCCCAATGGCAAGACGCTCGCCGACATGTTCGCCTCCAGCGACCGGAAGCCGCTCGGCACCGTCATCGACGACGAAGACGACGAGGAAGAGGACGACGGCCCGGATGACGCCGGCGAGCTTGACGAGCTGGAGCACATGCGCGACGTGGCCGACATGGCCTATGCGGCGCTCTCCGACCTCGCCCTGCACTGCCACAACCGTCGCGAAGACGTGGCATGGGGCATCGCGAGCAGCGCAGCCAAGGACGCGCACGTCCTCGCCACGTTCGTCGGCGACTGGATCGAGGACATGGAGGACGAGGACTAGTGGCCGGCGAAACCATCCTCACGATCGTCGGCAACCTGACCGCAGACCCCGAGCTGCGCACCACCGGCACCGGCACGCAGGTGTGCGGCTTCACCATCGCCTCCACGCCGCGCGTCTGGAACCGGCAGGCCAACCAGTACGAGGACGGCGCGGCGTTGTTCCTGCGCTGCTCGGCGTGGAACGACCTCGCCCGGCACATCAGCCAATCATGCTCGAAGGGCATGCGCGTGATCGCCCAGGGCCGCCTCTCGCAACGCTCGTATCAGGCGCAGGACGGCACCAACCGCACCGTGGTCGAAATGACCGTGGACGAGATCGGCCCCAGCCTGCGGTACGCGACCGCGCAGGTCACGAAACAGGGCGGCCGCAACGGCTATCAGGGCGGCGGCACCTACGGCAACCCGAACGGCCAGCCCCCGCAGCCCCCGCAGCAGACGACACCGCCGCCGGCGTCCGACCCGTGGGCCAACGGCGGCAGCGGCCACACGCCGGACATGTTCGCCGCCGACACCGGCGACCCGGAATTCTAGAAAGGACACCCTCATGGCAAAGAAAAAAGACTCGAACCTTGTCCAGGACGCGCTCATACCCGACGAAATGAGCCCGCTGAGCCTGCTGGACTTCAACAGCTCGTGCGCGAAGATCAAGCAGGCGGCCGTGGACTTCCGCCGCGCGGTCAACCACAAGATGCAGCTCGAAACCAAAGACGCCTACCTCGACAAGTTCCACCAGATCGACCCGTACACCGAGGCCGTGTACGACACGGACGCGCTCGCGCAGCACATCATCGACTGCGCCGAGGTCATCAACCGGCTGCTCACCTATCCGAAGGACGCACGCCGCGCGGTCCTGTACGACAACCTCCACGACAGCCTCGCCACGTTCGAGGAAAGCGCGCCCGACTATCCCGATCCCGACGACGATGCTGACGAGACCGACAGAGGAGAGGCCGTCGATCCGACCACCGGCGAGATCAAGTAACCACACATTGAGAGAGGCTTATATGCAGCAGGCAAACAAAAAAGCCACCCGCAACGGGGTGGCTCAGGAAAAGATGTGGTCGATATCAGCGCTCCGACGTCTCATCGGTTGGCACGACGTCTATGGTTTCTGCGTCCACATACGCCATAAAGCCGTCCGGCACTCCGTCATTGTCGTTGACGCACACAAATTCATCGTCCTCACGATCTGCCGTCAGTTCGACGAACTTGCGCAGCTCACCGAACGTAAGCTGCTCGAAATCAATCGTCACACACATGCAGCGCTGGGTCTTCTTGTCGTTGCTCATAAGTCGATTATCGCATGTCGTGAAGGCGGCGCGCCATGTCTGTGAACTTCGACAGCACCTTCGGTTTCGATCCTGCGGTGCAGGACAGCAGCATGGCCGCGCGCGGACTGTACGCGACGATGGTGACGTGGTGCGACCACCAGATATACACGCGGCCGGACTCGTTCGACGGCACCTTCGACCTCAAGCGCGTCAGAAGCGTGGGCGGCACCGTCAGACTCGTGCGCGAACTCGTTGAAAACGGGCTCTTCGAGGAGGCCGGCGAAGGCGTGTACAGGGTCGTGACCCGTCGCGGCCTCGCCGTGTTCGGCAGCTTCAAGAACCAGAAGAAACCGCTTACGCCCGAAGAAGCCGCCGAACTGCACGAGAAGAAGGTCGTCGCCGGCCACGCCGGAGGCAAGGCGTCGGGCGAGTCCCGCAGGGCGAAAGCCGAAGCAAACAGGAAGCAAAACGAAGCAGACGCGAAGCAGACTGCTTCAACTTCAACAAAGCAAACAGGAAGCACTACCGTACCTAACCAAACCAAAACCATGCCTTCTTCCTCCCCTGACCCCTCCGGGCCGGGATCGAAGCAAACCGCGTCGGTCGCCGAGGCCGAGGCCAGGGCGTTGGCCGACCCGTTCGCCACGGCGTGGAACGCCTACCCACGCCACACCGGCTCGCGACGGGAAGCCGAGAAAGCGTGGGCCGCAGCCGTGGCCGGGCACGACGGCACGTCCGCCGTGACGGAAGCGCAGCTCATCGGAGCCGTCATCGCCTACGCCAAAACCGTGGACGACCCCAGATACGCGCCCAACATGAGCCGATGGCTGCGCCAAGGCGCATACATGGACACCATGCCCAGCCAGCCGAAACCATACCGGCACGCACTGCCCGACGGCACCGTCATCGACGACCGGTGGATCACCGGCCACATCCGGGACCACGTGCCCGTAGGCACCTTCACCGACGCGATGAGAGCCGACTTCTGGGCCAGCGTCAAAACCGGCATCGACCCGGAACAAAAAGCCAAGGAAATCATCAACGAATGCCAACGAAAGGCCAGCCGATGAGCAGCAAGCCAACAGCCGAGACCCGCAGAACCGTACAGAGGCGAGACCGATACCGATGCGCCATGTGCGACCGGGAAACCGGCAGCCACTGGAGCGGCGACAGCATCCACCACAGGGAACCGCGAAGCCACCCCTTCGACCGGCTCCACCAACCCGAAAACCTGCTCCAACTCTGCGGCAGCGGCACCACAGGATGCCACGGATGGGTACACGCCCACCCCGCACGCGCCTACCGGCTCGGCTACCTCGTCCACACGGGCAAAGACCCCGCCACCATCCCCGTCTACTACCGCACAGGCGGCTGGCAGCAGCTCAACAAGGACGGCACCCGCCATCCCTGCCCGCCACCCGAAGACCTCCCCACCCACATCGACATCAAGAAAGGCGACCAATGAACACCCAACACGACATCACCGTCAGCGGCAAACCCCTCAACCCGCCAAAACCGCCAGCCAAACCCCACATGCTCCTATGGATCGACACCGAAACCACCGGCCTCGACCCCAATCAGTGCGAACTCCTGGAAGTCGGCATGCAGGTCACCGACCTGAAAGCCGAAACCCGAGGCGACAGCCTGCACCTGATCGTCCACCCCGACAACGTGCGCAACTGGGCCAACCACCCCGAAATGCTCAAAGCCTACGAAATGCACCTCGCCAACGGGCTCATGCTCGCCTGCGCCGAAGCACCCAAGACCGGCTACGACTACAAGCACACCGCGCTCAACATCCACGAATTCCTCAACGACCAACTCAGCCAATACACACTCCACCCCGCAGGAACCAACGTGGACTTCGACCTGCGCCAGCTCGACGTGCACCTCAGCCGCCACCTCGAACACCCCATCACCCAAGGACTCCACCACCGAAAACTCGACCTCACCACCCTGCGCCTCGCCGACCAAGCCATCGGCGGCAACCCCTACCAAAACCACGCAGGCACCCACCGAGTCCAGGACTGCATCCGTCGGGACATCAACGACTACACCGCCTACCTCGACATCATCCGAACCGGCACCCAAGGAGACAGGCAATGAGCTGGATCAACGACCCCGTCAACAGCCCGAAGCATTACACCGACTCACACCCCGGCATGGAATGCATCGACCTGACCGCCGACACCACCTTCTGCCTTGGGAACTGCTGCAAGTACCTGTGGCGCTACCACAGCAAGGGCCGGCCCTTGGAAGACCTCGAAAAAGCCCGATGGTACCTATGCCGAGTCATCGACTACGGCGAAAAGATCGCGTGGACGCGCCAACAGTACGACATACTCACGGCACTCGTCGCCCACACCGTCGGCGTCGAAGCCAGAACATGGGCAAAACTCAAGCAAGGCTACCCCGACTCCGCCCTCGCCCTCATCGACGAACTCATCAAACGGGAAAGAGACAAGCAATGAACACACGCATCTACTGCATCACACGAGACCGCAACGACTACACCGCCTACCTCGACCGCATGCTCAGCACCAACCAACCAAAGGAAACCCGATGATCCACCCCGAACTCAACATGGACACGCAGCCACCCGAACCCAAAAAGACATTCGCCGAAAAACTCGGCACCGCCATCGCCATCATCATCTCCATAGCGCTCGCCGCGCTCGTCGTCACGCTGGTCATCGCCTGCATCGCGCTCATCTGGAGCCTCATGCTCGAACAACACCTCATCTAAGGACCGCAATGAGCCAGAAAAGCTACTGCGACATCTGCCCCGACCACCTCATCGAACACGAAAGGAACCAACAATGAGCACACGCCTCTACTACGACCAATACGGCATTCCGACCGACATCAGCGAACTGGAGGCGTGGAGTGAGTAGTCAGTATTGCAAGCCCTCTGGCAGTGATCCGGTATGGCGTTGCCCGGTCTGCGGTCAATGGTGGCAACTTGATCTGCCCTGCGGTGACTTCTGGGAGCCTATGAGCAGTCTGACCGCGTTCCTGTTCTACCACGTGAAATGGAAGGCGGAACGCAAACACAGAAAGGCGGGCATATGACGCGCATTCGGATCATGTGCGATCGGACGGACGGCACCACCATCAAACTCGGCGACATCGAAACCGACAAGACCGGCAACACGATCTACTCGGCGAACCGCAGCCTCACGCAGGACGACATGTACCGGGACACCGCCACCCTCGCCCTGCTGCGCTGGATAACCCACCTCGAACAATTCAGCCAAATCACCAACCAAACCAAGGAAGACGCATGAGCATCGACCTGACGCAACAGGCGTTGAACGCGCTCGCCGACGCCGGACTCGGCAACGACAGCCCGGCCGAAGCCTACGTGATCGGATACACCCAAGGCCATGACGACGCGCTCGCGCTCGCCATCCAGCTCGAGCGGTCCATAAACCGTAGGCCGTTCATGCCGGACGAGGCGGAACGGCTCGCCATGCGCCTGCACGAGCAGGTCGGCGACTGCCCGATTGCCCACGAGAGCGGCAAGGCCATGGACGACAGCGAGCGCGAATGGTGGGTCAATCTGGCAGCGAGCGCATGGACGCTCATTGACGGGACGGAGGAAACGGAATGAGGAACGGTAGACCATGGGCTGTGAGGATCATGCCGGCCTTCGTGTGTGTGTTTGCAGCGTTCGTGGTCGGTTACGGGCTGGGCGAACAGGCCCGGCTCGGCGAACAGGATGTGCAGACCGTCACGCAGGAGGTGCGGCAGACCGGCGACGTCAAACGCCTGTGCATGACCGTCAAGACCGGCGAGCGCATCGACGCCATGAGCTGCGAGCTCATCGACCCGCTCAGCGGAGGCGTCAAATGAGCGGCCGGCGACTCACCTACGCGCAGAAGAGTGTGCTGCTCCAGCTCGTCAGGCACGGCGACATGCAGCCCGCCGACGGCAACCACCGACGCACCTTCCAATCCCTGGAGGAACGCGGATACACGCAAGACGTCGGATACGGACGCTATGCCATCACCGAGGCCGGCCGTCGCGCGCTGCAAAAGGACTTGTCATGAAACGCCTGAGCATCGTCTTCACCTGCGACAGCGAACCAATCGGCCTCTACGAGATCGAACGCAGGCTCAGGACGGCGGGCTTCAAAAGGCCGCAGGCCGGTTCGATCATGGACGCCGAACAGTCCGACGAACTCGCCGAAGCCTACGAACAAGGCAAACAGGCCGTGTTCGACGCCATGAACCACTTCGACGAACTCGCCATCGTGGAACGCGCCAACCCCTACCGAAAGGACGGCCGATAACCCATGGACTGGCGACATCAGGCCGCATGCCGCGACCACGACCCCGAACTCTGGTTCAGCGGCAAACCATACGAACAGGCGGCCGCGCTCGCCATATGCCGGTCATGCCCGGTCATCGGCGAGTGCCGCCGGTTCGCCGACGAGCACAACCGGATCAACGGCTACCAGTTGCAGGGCATCTGGGGCGGCCGCCGATACGGGGTCAAATGACGACCCAAGAAAGGAAATCTTATGAACAACATCGACGCCAAAATCACCGCCTGGCAGCTAGGCCCCGTCACCATCATGCGAGGCACCGCCACGCCCGGCCGTGACGTGACGCACCCGGAATGCTTCGGCCGGTTCACCGTCGTCGCCCTCTCCTACGGCGGCGCGATCCGCAAGTGCATGCGCCGCGTCGCCCAAATGTGCGCCAAGCACTCCGCATGCGAACAGCTCGACCGGCAGGAGGCACGGGCGTGAGAGTCACCGAAGGCGTCAGGAAGATCATCGTGGAATGGCACGGCAAGGGCGTGCCGCCGGAAGAGACCGCGCGATCCCTGCGCATCCCCATCGACGAGGTGAAGGCCATCATCCTGCAAGCCCACCCGGCACCCGCGCCGGAAAAACCCGCCGGCATCGGCGACAATAGAAGAGAAAGTTAAGGAAAGTCAGCAAACCGTTGAAAACAAGCCGTTCCCGGCCAATCCACCACGTCGGGAACGGCTTCGGGAAAGTAAAAGCCCCCACCTTTCGGCAGAGGCTCGCATTGTCCAACAAGCGAGTATAGCACCAGCGAAAGGGCGGGGATGATGGAACAACGAACATGCGCGGCCTGCGGCAAAGCGGCCGGCGACGCGAACCTGTGCAAGGAATGCGTCAAGGACTGGGCGAAACGCCTCGCATGGCTCCTGAAGGCCGGCATGCCAGCCCTCCAACAGATCGCCTACAAACAAGCCACCACCCGCGAACGCTCGCCACGCCACGGCAACAGGGCATACGCGGCCCCGCCGGTCAACGAAGCCGCCCAAGCCCTGTACTCCGCAGTGGAAACGCACCTGCAACTCACCGGCGGCATGCTCGGCGTCAAACCGATCGGCCACGACCGATACGACCGGCCCCGCACCCTCATGCAATGGGCCGACATCACCCGCCTGCTGCTGCACCACATGCCCGACCTCGCACGACTCGACACGGCCGGCGACCTATACGCCGACCTGATCCGCCTATCGGAAAAGGTCGAAACCGCCACCACGCACGCCGGCGAGCGCCGTCTTGTCGGCGTATGCCCCAACTGCCTGAACACGAAGGGGGACGACGACGAGCCGATACGCACGCCGATCTACGCCGCCCGCTCCGCGCGGTATACGGTGTGCCCCGAATGCGGCGCATGGCTCGACTTGAAGCGCGTGCGGTTGGAGTACCTGCGCAGCGCGGGGCTCATGCACATCACGCGCACGCAGGCCGACGCCGCCCGATGGGTGCGGGAGAACACGGGTGTGAGCGTGACGGGCAAGGACTTGGCGAACTGGCGCAGCCGGGGCAAGATGCCGTCCACGCGGCGCATCGACCGGCATTATTGGGAGTGGAACATCATGGAGCTGTTGGCCTGCGCGCAGGATCGCGCCGAGCGCGACGGCGGCGACGTTTGAACGTGAGACGGTTTCGTGTTACGCTGTCGCGTGTAATCGGAGTATCGGAAAAGCCTGTCCCATCGGGGATGGGCTTTTTTCGTATCCGATCCCCTTGGATGGTTGGCCGAGCGGTCGAAGGCACCCGCTTGCTAGGCGGGCAGGCATGACACAAGCCTCATGCTTCGCGGGTCCGAATCCCGCACCATCCGCCAGCCGCCGCCGGCACCGTGCACAACCGGCGTATGCGGCACCCGAGAAACCACCACAGACAGACGCCTCGCCGGCGGTTCTTCCCTCTTCTTCCCGCCGGCGAGCGCCGTCTGCCGATCCGTACAAGCGTTCGACTGGAGGCATGCGTGGGCAATCCGCGGTACAGCAATGGCTATCGCCGCCGGCGCGAGCGCGAGCGGTGGCGGCACATGCGGGCCGACTGCTACATCTGCCATCGGCCCATCGACTACGAGCTCAAGGCACCGCATCCATACAGCTTCGTCGTGGACGAGACCATCGCCCTGGCGCGCGGCGGCACGCTCACGCACGACAACAGCGGGCCCGCGCACCGATGGTGCAACGCCATCAAAGGCACGCACAGCCTGGCATGGGCGCGCGAGCGCGTCGCCCAGCTCATCGCCCAGGGCAAAGCCCCGCAGCGCATCGCGCCGGTCTCGGCCGGGCCGATCCGCTGCTCGGACTGGTTCGGGGGTGGGGAGTAGACCCCACCCGGCCCCGCCGGGGCGACCACGGGCAAAGCGCCGTTTTTCCCCCGGGCTTTTTTCCACACTCGAACGGAGGCCGTCTTGGTGTCCAGAACGTCGAAAACCCCTCGCTCGAAGAGCGCGTCGAAGTCCCATAGGGTCAGCAACGCCGCCGCTTCCGGGGATCGCCGCCGCCTCCTGGTGGCGATGCGCAACCTGATCGCCGAAAAGCTCGACGAAGGGTCGATAAGCTCACGCGACCTCGCGTCATTGACGAAACGGCTCGCGGACATGAGCGCCGAGATCGAGGCGATCGACAAGGCGTCGAACGGGCACGATCCGGCCATGCAGGCCCTGGACACGGAGGACGAACGATTGGATGAACACGAGGATTGACGGGGCGAGCTGCCAGATCATCCCCGACGATTTGTACACCAGCGGAGAGCCGAGCCTCAACAGGCTCGCCGCAGCGGCGGGCGACCGGTTCGACGTCTGGCAGCGGCAGATCAACCGGATCATCCTCGCGAAAAGCGCCGACGGCTTCTGGAGCGCCCGCAACGCCGTGCTGTCGATCCCGCGCCAGACCGGCAAGACCTACGACATCGGCTGGATCGCGATACACCGCGCCGCCCGAACCCCCGGCATGCGCATCGTGTGGACGGCCCAGCACTTCAGCGTCATCAAGGACACGTTCGAAAGCCTGTGCGCGATCGTCCTGCGCCCGGAAATGAGCGGTCTCGTTGACCCCGACCACGGCATATCCCTGGCCGCCGGCAAGGAGGAAATACGCTTCCGCAACGGGTCGCGCATCTTCTTCCGCGCCCGCGAACGCGGAGCCCTGCGAGGCGTCAAGAAGATCGCCCTGCTCGTCATCGACGAGGCCCAGCACCTGTCGGACTCGGCGATGGCGTCGATGCTGCCGACACAGAACCGCGCCTGGAACCCCCAGACCATCTACATGGGCACCCCGCCCGGCCCAAGGGACAACGGCGAAGCGTTCACCCGCCTGAGGGACAAATCACGCGCAGGCCGCACCCACAGCACCCTCTACGTCGAATTCACCGCAGACCGCGACGCCGACCCCCTCGACCGCCAGCAATGGAGGAAAGCCAACCCCAGCTACCCCGCCCACACCAGCGACGAATCCATCGCCAACCTGTGGGAAAACCTCACCGGCGACGACTTCCGGCGCGAGGCCCTCGGCATCTGGGACGAACACGCCCTCAGCCAAGCCATCGACCGCCGCCAATGGGAGGAAGCCACCATCGAGCGCCGCCGCCCCGGCGGCGTCATGAGCTTCGGCATCGACATGAACCCCCAACGCACGCGCCTGACCATCGGCGCATGCATGCGCTACGACGACAACACCGCCCACATCGAACTCGCCGAATACCGGGACACCAACCAAGACGGCACCATGTGGGCCGTCAACCTCATCGACAAGGTCTGGGAACAAACCGCCGCGCTCGTCATCGACGGGCAAAGCCCCGCCACCGCGCTCCTGCCCGACCTCGCCCAGGCCGGCGTCACCGTCACCGTCACCGCCGCCACCGACATGGGCCGCGCCTGCGGCCGCCTCCAGGACATGCTCAGAGACGGCACTCTCACCCACCTGCCCGAAGACGGCCAACAACCACTCTGGCAAGCCGCCAACAAAGCCACCACACGCCCCATCGGCAAAAACGGCCTCTTCGGATGGAACCGACCCGACGACGACACCGACATCAGCCCACTCAACGCCGTCACCCTCGCCCTCCACGGGGCCATGACCACCAGAAGAGACCCCACCCAAGAAACGGAGACATGGTTCTAATGCCCGCCACCGACCACAACGGCGTCGCCATCACCAACCCAGCCACACAAGACGCCTACCTCGCCGTCCAATCCGCCAACATCACCCGCATCAAAGGCGTCGAAGACGACGACATGCCCACCATCCAAAAACTCCTCACAACATGGCGCGACCACTACGCGCGCAACATGCTGAGAGCCGAATACTACCAAGCCCGATACCGATACAACGGCGTCGCCTACAGCATCCCCAAAGAAATGCGCGCCCTCGCCAAACCGATGATCGGATGGCCCAACAAAGCAGTCCGAGCGCTCGCCGACCTCAACGTGTTCGAGGGCTTCGACGCGCCCGACCCGCTGCAGGCGCAGGTGGACGAACTCGTGGACGACAACGCATGGGACACCGACGTCTCCGAGGCGATCACCAGCGCCTACATCCACGGATGCAGCTTCATCACCGTGTACGAAGACCCCGACGAACCCGGCCGCATCCTCATGCTGCCCCGCTCGGCCGACTGGAGCGCGGGCATCTGGGACCGCCGACGCCGCCGCCTCGGCTCGGCCTTGACCATCACCGACAAGGACGACAGAACCGGGCGCATCACCGCGTTCACCGCATGGCTGCCCGGCAAGGTCTACGAAATCGACGACAGCGAAGGCCAGTGGACGGCGCGGACGATCGAAACCCACCTCGACCGGCCAAGCGTCGTGCCCCTCGTCAACGACGCCCAGTCCTACCATCCGCTGGGCAACAGCCGCATCACCCGCACGCTCATGAACCTGACCGACTTCGGCCTGCGAACCATGGTGCGCATGGAGGCCACCGCCGAATTCTATGCAGCCCCCCGCGTGTGGTTCATCGGAGCGTCGAAGAAGTTCACCGACGACACATGGAGCAGCATCGTGAGCGTCATGAACGGCATGCCCGCCAACAAGAACGGCGACAAGCCCACCATGCAGCAGCTCCAGCAGGCATCCATGACCCCGCACGCCGACATGCTGCGCACCATCGCCCTCATGGTCAGCTCGGAAACCGACATCCCCGTCAACGACCTCGGCATCACGATGGACAACCCCGCCTCGGCCGAGGCGATGGCCGAAGCCGAACGCAAACTGTCCCGCACCGCCGACCGGCAAAACAAGCGCTTCGGCCGCGCGTTGAAGGAAGCCATGAGCATCGCACTGGCCTATCAGGGCGCAGACCCCGACGCATTGCGCGAACTGCGCCCCATCTGGGCACCGGTCAAGGAAACCAGCGACGCCGCCCGCGCAGACTGGTACCAGAAGGTCGCATCCACCAACCCCGACTTCGCCGACAGCGACGTGGGACTCACCCGCGCCGGCCTGACATTGGACGAGATCAAAGCCCACCGGGCCTACGAGAAGCAGAAACGCACCGAAGCGGCCGTGGACACGCTACGCGCCCGCCTGCACGCCGCCGATCAGACCGCCACCGGAACGGAGGCCGAGAATGGACAGCAACAGCCTGCCGCCGAGCAACCTCAGCCCGGCGCAGCGTAAAGCGTTCAACAGCCACCTCAACGACCTGTGGGACGACTACCAGGACGAACTGTCCGACCTCATCATCGAGGCCAAGACGATGGTGCCCAACAGCCTCTACTTCGGCGATGATCCCACCGGCCAAGCCCGCCTACAACTGGAAGACTACGCGCGCAAGGCCAACCTCATCGCACAGGACTACTACAGGAACGTGCGAGCCGCATGGGCCGAAGCCGCCGGCATCACCATGCCCGATTACAAGGAGGCGCAGGTCAGCTCAGACCGCGCCTTCTGGCAGATCGTCGGCGGCTACAACAACACCATGCACGTCGGCGCGAAATTCACCGACGTCATCAACGGACGAAGCAAAGCCGGCCTGACCATGGATCACCTCTGGGCCGTCAACACGCAAGGCTACACCGAAGACGACTGGGCGCGCCTCGCCAAGGACATCATCAACGAGACCGCACGCCTCACCGGACGCTTCACCGCCCAAAACGACCCCACCCGCCCCAAATACGCGCGAGTCCCCCAAGGAAAGACCTGCGCGTTCTGCGCCATGCTCGCATCCCGAGGCTTCGTCTATGCCAGCGAGGACACCGCCGGCAAATGGAACAGATACCACCACGACTGCGACTGCAAGATCGTCCCCTCATGGGGAGAGACCAAACTCGAAGGCTACGACCCCGACAAGTTCAAGCGCATGTACAAGGCCGCGAAATCACGAGCTGGCACTTCGGAAACCAATGCCGTAATGAAGACCATGAACCACATGTTTCCCGACGAGCTCACCTCTGGGGTGTTCGAACTATCGGCCGAATGGCCCGCCGAGGTCATCCAGCCACGGGCGAAAACATGGGATCATGTCTTCGAGAACCACGGTCCCGACGCGACAGTACCCGGCAAGACCCATTTTCCGAAGGAATGGGACGAGAAGAAAATCAAGTGGGCTGTAGAGGAGACCGTCGTGGCTCCCGACCTCGTCATACCGGCTGGCAGGGAACGTCAAACCCTGTATAAGATAGTGGAAGACGAGATCGTCCGCGTGTGGCTCCAGAAAACCAGAAACACCGGCGGTCGATTCACCGTCCACACGGCACACCCAGTCGTGCCGCAGCAAAAGGAGAAGCTATGGCAACAGATTCGCAATGCGAAGCCGCATACCGGCGGCTGAGGCCATACTGCGACGTCCTTGAGGAAGCCGAGGAACTGGATTACGGCCTAGCCGCCGGCGAACAGTACTACGCCCTGAGCTGGCTCATCGCCGCGATCCTCGAAAACCACGTAACCGTGCCGCAAGAACCCCTGCTCGACGCCTTCGGACTGCTCGAAGATGAAGACAAGGACGAATACGCCTCGGCCCTCGACAAAGAACTGGCCCAGCCGACATAGCTCCGGCCCATTCAAGCCACCCTCGCCGGGTGGCTTTTTCAATGCCCGAAGACGGGCATCCAAGTTTTCAGCCACCCGCACGGGTGGCTTTTTCAATGCCCGGAAAGGGCTCAACCACAAGGAGAACAACCATGTTCCTCAACCACACACCCCGTCACGTCCGATTCGTCGCGGCCCCGCCGGAAGGCGGCATGGCTTCCGGCGGGGCCGACCAGCCAGCCGCGTCTTCCGAATCCGAGGATGTCGGCGAACCGATCGACTGGGAAGCCAAATACAAGGAAGCCCTCGGACACTCGCGCGACTGGGAAAAGAAAGCGAAGGCCAACAAGGCCGCCGCCGACGAGCTGGAAAAGCTCAAGGAAGCGAGCATGACCGAACAGGAAAAGGCCGCCAAACACGTCAAGGAACTCGAAGACAAGGTCGCCTCCTACGAAACCGCCAAGCAGCGGGCCGAGTGGAAGGCGCAGGCGTCGGCCGAGACCGGCGTACCCGCCGACGTGATCGAAGGCGACAGCCTCGAAGCCATGCAATCGCACGCCAAGCGCATCCACGAGCTGCTCAACCCCAAACCCAAGGCCCCGGCCGTGCACGGCGCGGACCGCCAGCCGTCCGGCAAAGGCCCGAACGAGAGCATGGTCAACTACCTGCGCAACCTCGGCCTCTAACCGGCCAACATCTCCTCACCCCTCATCTGAAAGGAAACCATCATCATGGCACTCGACACCAGCAAGGTGCTGCTCCCCAAGGAAGTAGCCACCGTCATCACCAAGCGCGCCAAGGACACCAGCACCATCGCCGCGCTCTCCCCGAGCGAACCCCAGCTCTTCCTCGACAAGGACTACATGGTCTTCACCGGCAATTCCGAAGCCGAGGTCGTCGCCGAAGGCGCGCAGAAGTCCAGCTACGAGGAAACCCTCACCCCGGTCGTCGGCAAACGCTTCAAGGTGCAGACCACCACCCGCGTCAGCAACGAGCTCCAGTGGGCCGACGACGACGCCAAACTGGAGATCACCAGCAAGATTCTGGCAGACCAGGCCGCCGCGATGGGCCGCGTCCTCGACTACGTCGTCTACCACGCCTTCGACCCCAAGAAGAAGACGACCCTCGACGGCTTCAACGCGCTCGCCAAAACCGCGGTCGGCGTGACGGCCACCGACGACCGCGTCGCCGACATCGACAGCCTCGCCGAGGTCGTCAGCGACGAGTACGACATCAACGGCATCGCCATGTCCAAGACCATGGCGAACGAGCTGCGCAAGATTCGCGTGCCCTCCACCGGCCAGCGCTTCTACCCGGAAATCCCGATCAACCTCCAGGTCGGCAACCTCGACGGCATCCCCGCCGCCACGTCCGGCACGGTCAACGGCCGCCTCATCACCCCTGCGACCGGCATCCTCGCCTTCCTCGGCGACTTCCGCCTCATCAAGTGGGGCATGGTGCGCGACATCTGGAGCGAGATCATCGAATACGGCGACCCCGACAACACCGGCAAGGACCTCAAGGGCGTCAACCAGATCGCCTACCGCACCGAGGCCATGTACAGCTACGCGATCCTCGACCCCAAGGGCATCGCCGTGCTCAAGAAGCCGTCCGCCACCGGCAGGGCGGCCAAGTGATGGCCGCGCCCCTCACCCAGACGCTCGTAGTACAGGAACACGACGAGGCCGACGAGACCGGCCTGTCCATTCCCGTGCGTCTGGTCAAGCCCGACGGCACCCCGTTCGCGGAAGGCGTCGCAACCATCGCATGGTCGGCCATCGCCGGCAAGCCGTCTACGTTCACGCCGCCCGCGCCGACCGCCGGCGCGCGCGGCGGCGTGCTCCAGCAGGCGGCCGAAGCGCAGCTCGCCGCATCCGCCGACTCGGCGGCCATCGTCGCGAAGGTCAACTCCACGCTGACCAAGCTCAAGGCCGCCGGCCTGCTCGCCTAAGGAGACCCCGCATGGACGGATACCCCAGCACCCCGCTCAACCTGTCCGACGGCACAACCGTGACGCAGGCCGGCGGGGGAGAGGACGAAACGGACGACGAGAAGCCGTTCGCGCAGGTCGGCGACCTCGAAGCCCGATGGCACGCGCTCACCGGCGACGAACGAACCCGCGCCGAGACGCTGCTGCAGGACGCGAGCGACCTGATCCGCACCACATGCCCCCAATGGGCCAACGCCAAGCCGGCCACGTTGAAGCGCATCGCCTGCATGGCCGTCAAACGAGCCATGCAGGCCGGCCCCGACATGTCGGGCGTCACCCAATCCACCCAGACGGCCGGCAGCTACAGCGAAAGCCTGAGCTACGCCAACCCCGCCGGCGACCTCTACCTCACCACGAGCGAGAAGGAAGCCCTGGGCGGCGACGGCGAGGCATGGGCCTACGACATGGCCGGAGGCGCGGCATGAGAGGCGAGACCATCACCCTCATCCACCGCGTCAAAGCCGGCGAGGACCCCGGCGGCGGAATCATCTGGAACACCCGCGAGGAACAGGTGGACGACGTGCTCATACAGGACGGCAGCCAGTCGAACTCCACCGACCCCATCCGCCCCGACGGCATCCGCACCGCCAAAACCATCCACATGCCCCGCGCATGGCCCTACCGAAGCCTGCGCGGAGCCAAAGCGAGAATCGACGGCGTCGAATACACCGTGATCGGAGACCCCCGCCCCTACACGGGCGGCATGACCCCGACCAGCTGGAACCTCACCGTCGAACTCGCCGACACCAGAGGCTAGGAGAGCAACGCATGGCAAAGGTCAAACTCAACCTCGCCGGATTCCGCGCGATACGCCAATCCGCACCCATCCAGCAGACCATCGACCAACAGGCCACGCTCATCGCCGCCCGCGCCAACAGCATGGCACAGGTCGAAGGCGCGACCTACGAGGCCGCAACCCATGTCAGCACCCCCAAAGGCAGCGTCGCGCTCGCCACGACCGGGCACGGCTCCGAAGGCAACGTGAAGGCGATGGAGGACAACGCCAAACACAACACGCTGCTCAAGGCGGTGAAACAACAGTGAGCCTCGACCTCGAGACCACCGTCAAACAGTGGATCGACGCCGACCCCGAAAGCGACCTGACCGCCTACCTCGAAGTGCCCGCAGACCGCCCGCAACGGTTCGTCACCATCGAACGGGTAGGAGGCCGGGAACTCGAATACAGCAGCCATCCCACCATCGCCGTGCAGGCATGGGCGGAAAGCCGATGGCAAGCCGCCCAGCTCGCCACGGGCCAAGTGCTGCCCCGACTGCTCGACCTCGACCTGCTCGACCCCATCGCCGCCGTCACCGTGGAAAGCGTCATCGACTTCCCCGACCCCGGCCCGCCGCCCCAGCCCCGATACCAGATCACCATAAGCCTCGACGCCGCCACCCAATAAGACGACGCCGCCCCATCCGAAAGGCACCATCATGGCCGAAACCAACCACAACAACAAGAAAAACGTCAGCCTCGGCAAGCCCAAGAAGACCGGCTGCCTCTACTACGCGCCCGCCGGCACCGACCTGCCGACCGACGCCACCACAGCCCTGCCGGCAACATACACCTGCGTCGGCTACCTGTCGGAGGACGGCGTCACCAACGCCACCGACACCGACACCACCGACATCAACGAGATGGGCGGCATCAAGGTGCTGTCCGAGATCAGCGGCTACGGCGAGACATGGCAGTTCAACATGATCGAAACCAACGAAGCCAGCCTCAAACTGCGCTTCGGCACCGCGAACGTCACCGGCACCGCAGACAAGCTCACCGTCTACCACGCCATCCCGTCCGGCGAAAGCCTCGTGCTCGTGTTCGAGATCGCCATGACCGGCAACCGAGTCAAGCGCATCGTCGTCGCCGACGGCACCATCACCGAATTCGACGACACCACCTACAGCGCCGGCGACGCCATCGGCTACGGCGTGACCATGAGCGCCAACCCGAGCGACCTCATCAACGGAGCCACCAGCGTCGAATACATCGCCAAAGTCGCCACCGCCTCGCTCAGCAAGTGATCCCACCCCGCGCCAGCCATCCGGCGGGCGCACCCCTCTGAAAGGACACGCATATGGCAGCCAAGCAGCCGCAGGACCACAAAACCCCGAAAAACCGGCCCAAGACCGTCGAGGCCATGGGCGTCACCCTCGCCGTCAGCCCCGCGATCTTCGACGACCTCGACATGGTCGAATACCTCTACGACCTCCAAGCCGCGCAGGAAGGCGATGGCACCGGCGCGTTCGCCATCGTCCCCTTCCTCAAGAAGCTCTGCGGCCCCCAGTACACGGCCATGAAGGACGCATTGCGCGACCCCGACACCGGGCGCGTGAGCATCGACAAGGTCAGCGAATTCATCGCCCAGCTCCTCGAACAGGTCGCCCCAAACTCCTGACGCTCATAGGAATGCTCGCCACGGCACCCGACGCGCTCGAAGCGGACTTCCAGCGTTTCTATGGGCTTAACCCCGACCTCATATGGACGGGCGAACTGCCCGCCAACCGGGCGGCCGCACTGGCCGCCAACCTCCCCCGCCAGTCCATCATCTGGCAAAAACTCAACCCGCGCCTCGCATGGGACGACCAAACCTACCTCCTCGCCGACATCCGCGACAGCCTCGCGTTCCTCGCCTGGACGAAAACCAAGGAAGCCTCACGCAAGGGCGCGCGCTGGCGCGGACAACTCCAACGCCCCGGCACCGTCCGGCATGAAGCCACGGGCGGCGAGGTCATGGCGATGGACGACGAACAACTAGCCGCATACCTGGCCGCACCGCGCACCACCATCAGGGAGGCATAGCATGGCAATCGAGATCGCCACCGCGTTCGTACAGATCGTGCCCAGCATGAAGGGCGTCGGCAAGGCCATCGAATCGGCGTTCGGCAGCGCATCGGAAACCGCCGGCAACACCGCCGGCATCAAAGCCGGCAACGGCTTCGCCGGCGGCTTCGGCGCGAAACTCGGCGTCATCACCGGCATCGCGCAAAGCGTCGCGGGCAAGGCCATCGAAGCGTTCATGGGCCTGTCCGGCGAGATCACCAGCGCCTCCGACAGCGCCCAGAAGTTCGCCAGCACCCTGAACTTCGCCGGCGTCAGCGAACAGCAGATCAAACGACTCACCGCCAGCACGCAGGACTACGCCGACAAGACCGTCTACGACCTCAACGACATCCGCAACACCACCGCCCAATTGGCCGCCAACGGCGTGCCCAACTACGACCGGCTCGCCGAAGCCGCAGGCAACCTCAACGCCGTCGCCGGCGGCTCCGCCGACACCTTCAAGTCCGTGGCGATGGTGCTGACGCAGACCGCCGGCCAGGGAAAACTCACGACCGAGAACTGGAACCAGCTCTCTGACGCGATCCCCGGCGCGAGCGGCAAAATCCAACAGGCACTCAAGGAGGCCGGAGCCTACACCGGCAACTTCCGCGACGCGATGGCCGACGGGCAGATCACCGCGCAGGAATTCAACGACGCGATCATGTCGCTCGGCTTCACCGACGCCGCCGTGGAAGCCGCCACATCCGCCAGCACCATCGAGGGAGCCACCGGCAACCTCGAAGCCGCGTTCGTCAAGCTCGGCGCGAGCGTGCTCGACAGCGTCAAACCCGCCATCACCGGCGGCATGAGCTGGATCGCAGACGGAGTCACCAACGCCGTGCCCGTCGTCCAGGCAGGCATCGAAGGGCTCATCGGCTGGTTCCAACGCCTCTACTCCAAACTGGAGGAAAACGGCGCGATCACCGCGTTCAAATCCGCGTGGGACACCATTCGGGACGCGATCATGGGCGTCGTCAACATGGTCATCGACTGGGTGAAACTCATGCCGCCCGACGGGGTCGCGACCGCCATAAAACTCATCGCCGACACGTTGAACCTCATCGTCGGCAACGCCGGCAAGCTCGCGCCCGTGCTCATACCGGCCGTCGCCGCGTTCCTCGGCTTCAAAACGGCCACGGCGGGCATCACGGCGGTCGCCGGCGGGCTCGACGGCATCTTCAACGCCGCCGTGAAGGTCAAGAACGCCGCCAACGGCGTCACCGACCTCGTCAACGGCATAGGCGGCATCTCCGGCCGCATCCAGAAGATAGCCGCATCCACCAAGATCGCGCAGAACGCGCAACTCGCATGGAACGCCGTGACGAGCGCCGGCACCGCCATCCAACGGGCCTTCAACGCCGTCCTCAAGGCGAATCCCGTCGGATTCTGGGTCACGATCTTCGCCACGGTGGTCGCCGCGCTCGTCTGGTTCTTCACCCAGACCGAGGTCGGCCGCAAGGCGTGGGCCGCGTTCACCTCATGGCTGTCCGAGACATGGGCCGCGCTCGTGGAGGGCGCTAAGGCGATATGGAACGGGCTCGGCGAATTCCTCGCCGACCTATGGGCGACGATCACAGGCGGCGTGCAATCCGCATGGGACGGCATCGCCGGCTTCTTCACGGGCCTATGGCAGACGATCAGCGGCGGCGTCACCGGCGCATGGACGTCGATCACCACGTTCCTGTCCGGCGTGTGGACCGGCATCAGCACGACCGCCACGACGATTTTCACCGGGATACGAGACTTCATCGTCAACGTGTTCACCGTCATCGGCGCGCTCATCGTCGCCCCGTTGCAGGCGATCCAGAACGGCATCAACACCGTGTTCGGCTGGATACTCTCGTTCATCACCCAGCAGATGAACAGCACGAACACCGTATGGAGCACCATCTGGACGGCGATCTACAACGTCGTGTCCACGATCTTCACGCTCATCAGCGGCTACATCTCGACCGCGGTGAACGCGATCCGCACCGTCATCGTCGTGTTCCTCAGCTTCCTCAAGGGAGACTGGCAGGGCGCATGGGACGCGATCAAATCGTTCTTCACGACCACATGGGACGGCATCAAAGCGTTCCTGTCGAACATCCTCGACGGAATCAAAAGCATCTGGACGAGCGTATGGACGGCCGTAAGCCAGTTCTTCACGGATGTCTGGAACAGGATCGTCGCGTTCTTCACGCCGATCATCAACGGCATCAGGAACACGATCGGCAACGTCCTCAACGCCATCAGCGGCGTATGGACGAGCATCTGGAACGCGGTCAGGTCCGTCGCATCCGCCATCTGGAACGCGATCAGCGGCGTGGTGTCCACATGCATCCAGAATGTGCGCAACACCATCTCGACCGTCCTGAACGCCATCAGCGGCGTATGGACGAGCGTATGGAACCGCGTCGGCTCGTTCCTGGGAAACATCTGGCACGGGATCACGTCGGCCGTGTCCAACGGCATCCAATCCGTGTCGAACACCGTCGGCCGCATCCGCGACACCGTGCTCGGCGCGGTCAGCGGGGCCGGCGGATGGCTGTACGACACGGGCCGTCAGGTCATCCAAGGCCTCATCAACGGCATCGGCGGCGCGTTCCAGTGGGTCAGGAACACGATCAGCAACCTCGGCAGCAGCCTCGTCGGCTGGGCCAAGAGCGTGCTCGGCATCCACTCGCCATCGAGAATCTTCCGCGACGAGGTCGGCAAATGGATACCCGCCGGCATGGCCCAGGGCATCGACAAGGCCAGCGGCCTCGTCGCCGACAGCATCGACGGGCTCACCGACATGGTCCCGACCGTCAGCCTGAAGACCGACACCAGCCGACTCGAAACCCCGCTCGCATACCACGGCACCGTCAACGGCGGCCGGATGGCCTATACGATCGACGACAGCCAAGGCGGGTACGCGACCAAACAGGACATCATCGACGCGATCGACGCGGCCCTCGCCGCCGGCATCACGCTCAACCTGTCCGATCGCGGCGGCGAGGTCATGGCCGGCAAGCTCGCCAAACCCATGAGCTACGAACTCAACAGCCTCGCCATGAGAGGCCGTTAAAACCAGAGAGGAAAGCATCATGCTCTACCAGCGACGCATGCGCCTGCCGCATGTCGAAGACCCCACGCTCAACGGCGTCCCGCTGGAACGCATGATGCTCTCCCTATCCTCCGATGGCGTGACCATCGACGCCGCCAAACCGACCTTGAGCATGCAGGACATGCCCGGCCGCGACGGCCGGCTCGACCTGACCCTCACCGACCCGACCGGGGCCGCGTACATGGGCGACCGCGCCATCACGCTCAGCCTGTACGCGATCGGCGGCGAAGACGACATCCTCACCGCCAAAACCCGGCTCGCCGCCCTAGCCGGCACCATCGTCTCACTCTCATGGCGCAGCCTGCCCGGCGAATACAAGGGTCGCATGAGCCTCGGCGCATGGGCGGACAAATGGGCCGGCGGCCACCAGATCGGCACGCTAGTGCAAGCCGAGATCGACGCCCGCCCCTACCTGATCGGCCGCAGCCGATCCATCGCGCTCAAAACGGGCATGAACACGATCCACGTCAAAGGCAACCGGCCATGCTGGCCCACATGGACGCTCACCCCCGCCAGCGGGGCGAAAACCGTCAGCATCAAGGACGCGCACGGCCACAAACTCGCCATCGCGTCCACCACCGCCATCACCGGCCGCATCTCCATCGACACCGACCCCGACAAACGCGAGCTGCGCGTCAACGGCAACCTCATGGCCCCAACCCTCGAATCCGACTACTTCCCCCTATTGCCCGGCCCGAACACGCCCACCCTCACCGGCTGCACCGGCACCCTCACCTACCGGCCACTCACCCTCATCTAGGAGACACGACCATGCGCTACATGATCTTCGACCGCTGGGGCAACCCGCTCGGCGACCTGCCCTATGTCATCAAGGCTCTCCGCACCAGAGCCACCGACGGCACCGACACACTTGATATCACCACCATCGGCGAGATCAACAAGGACGAACGCATCGTGTTCCAGGACTCGATGGGCCGCTGGGCGGAATACCTGTGCCAGTCCACCCAGACCGCCCGCGCCGCAGGCATGCCCGTCACCGTCGCCTACTGCGCCGGCAGCATCGCGGAACTCTCGCGCACCTATATCGAGGACAAACGCAACCGCAACGCGAACGCCAAAGCCTGCCTCGCCAAGGCATTGGAAGGCACCCGGTGGACGGTCGGCACCGTCGAGACCGGCACCATCACCGGCATGGCCGACCTCGCCTTCTACCACTGCACCGTCCTCGAAGCCGCCCAGAAGACCGCCGACACTTACGGGCTCGAAGTCCAGACCGAATACCAGCCCGACCCGACCGGCAACCAGATCGGCCGGCGCATCATCCACCTCGTCGAACACCGGGGCTCCGCCAACACCACGAAACGCTTCGAATACGGCAAAGACCTCACCCAGATCAAACGCGACATCGACAGCGGCGACGTCATCACCCGCCTCTACGGCTGGGGCAAAGGCATCGAACAGACCAACGACCAAGGCGAGGCCACCGGCGGATACAGCCGCAAAATCAGCTTCGCCGACGTCAACAACGGCAAACCCTACGTCCAAGACGACCAAGCGCTCGCCGACTGGGGCATCGTGGGAGCCGATGGCACCAGACACCACAGCGAAGCAAGCGTGGACTTCCCCGACTGCGAAGACCCCAAGGAACTCCTCGCCCTCACCAAGAACGCGCTCAAAACCCGCACCACGCCCGTCGTCTCCTACACGGCTGACGTGACCGCCCTCGGCCAAGCCGGCTACAGCGCGGAAGGCACGGACGTCGGCGACAGCGTGCAGATCATCGACACCAGCTTCACCAATCCCCTCCGCCTCGAAGGCCGCATCCTCCAGATCGAGGAAGACCTGGCCGGCAGCCTCGCCGACACCAAGATCACCCTCGGCAACATCCGGCAATCCTACACGCAGCGCCTCGCCGCCCAACAGCAGGCACTCGACAAACTCGTCTCCAACTCCGGCGCATGGAACAGCGCCGCCGGCGGCACCGGCCCGTACATGAAGGACCTCATCGACCGCATCAACCAGATCATGAACGCCACCGGCGGATACACGTACCTCAAACCCGGCCAGGGCATCTACGTGTACGACAAGCCCGAGGACCAGAACCCCACCCAATGCATCCACATCGGCGGCGGCTACTGGCGCATCGCCGACCACAAGAACGCAAACGGAAACTGGGACTTCCGATCGCTCGCCAACGGCAAGGGCATCTTCGCCGACACCGTGTTCACCGGCCGTCTCTCCGACGCCGCCGGCCTGAACTACTGGGATATGGACACCGGCGAATTCAGCCTGTCCGCCCGCAGCACCATCGGCGGCAAGACCGTCCAGCAGTATGCCGACGGCGCGGTGTCCGACGCGAACTCGTACACCGACGCGGCGAAACAGGCGGCGATCACCGAGGCCAAGCGTCAGGCCGACGCGGCCGATACGGCCAAGCTCGCGGAGGCGAGGAAGTACGCCGAGACCAAGGCCTCGGATGCGCTGACCGCAGCCAAGGCGCAGTCCAAATCGGACAGCGAGGCCGCGAAGGCGGCGGCGCAGGCCTACGTGGACGCGCTCGACGAGTCACTGGGCCAGCGCAGCATCTTCGACCGTTTGACGAACAACGGGCAGACGCAGGGCATCTACCTGTCCGGCGGACTGCTGTATCTGAACGCCACGTATATGAAGACCGGCGTACTGGATGCGGCGCTCGTCAAGGCCGGCCGTCTCACCGACAAAAAGGGCCTGAACTTCTGGGATATGGACACCGGCGAATTCAGCCTGTCCGCCAATTCGACCATCAACGGCAACAAGGCGTCCAGCCTCGCCACCCAGACCCAAGCCCAGAAACTCGCCACGGACGCGCAGACCGCCGCCAAGACCTACGCCGACAGCGTGGGAGCCAGCACGCTCAACAGCGCGAAAAGCGACGCGACCGCCAAGGCCGACACGGCCCTGTCCGGCGCGAAGACCTACGCCGAGGCGATCATGGCCTACGGCAGCAACCTCGTGCGCAACCCGAACGGCAACCCCGACCACGACCTCGACAAGCTCGGCGCGAGCAAACTCACCAAGACAATGCCCGCCACACACCCCGAGGGCATCACGAGCGCGATCCACCTGGGCAACGTGCGAGACACGTACTTCGGATGGCCGCTCGACACGTTCCGGGGCCACACGTTCCGCCTGTCCGGCTGGGCATACCGCAAGGCCGGCAATGTCACCAGCAGCTTCGGCATCCACTGGACGGACACCGGCAACGGCAACCACTGGCAGACCATCGCCCAATCCGCCGCCGACGCGAACGGCTGGACATACGTGTCCGGCAGCTACGCCGTGCCATCCAACGCCAAAACCGCACGCCTGTGGATGCAGGTCGATCGCAACACCGCCACCGCATCCGACGCCGACTGGTACTGGACCGGCCTGCAATGCACCGACGAGACCGCCGCCCGCAGCTACGTGGACACCTTCGAAGGAGAACTCACCCAGACCTACATCTTCAACAAGCTCACCAACAACGGCCAAAAACAAGGCCTCTACCTGTCCAACGGCCTGCTGTACATCAACGCCACCTATATGAAGACCGGCGTCATCACCGGCAAGCGCTCCTACTGGAACCTCGACACCGGCCAGTTCGTCATGACCGACGCCAACGGCAACGAAACCGTCCACCTCGACGGGGACGGTGCCGACAACCTCCTGACCGGCACCTTCCGAACCGCCCGAACCGGCAACAGGGTGCAAATCAGCCCGAGTTTCAAACAGACCGAAATCTCCGGCACGGACTCCTTAGAAGGCGCAGGCATCCAGTTCTACCACGGAAGCGGCTCGTACCAGCACCCGTACATCGCGGTCGAGTCCACCACGCAGCAGGAGGGCGAAGTCAGCGCGCTCACGTTCAACGGCGGGCGGCGCGCGGAGCACGACCCCGGCGCGTTCGCCAGAATCGGCGAACGCAAGGCCGACGACAACACCACCAAGGTCGGCACCGTGTTTCTCGCCGCAGAAAAGGACTATGACTCGACCGATCCCAGCAGTAGGCGTGCCTACCTAAGTCTGTGGTCTCCCAAGACCGGGGCCACGACCGCCACGCTCGCCGCGCGAGACCCCAATGGCCTGGTCGGAATCCAAGCCGACATCGACAGCGGATACCTGTACATGGGAGGCTTCCTCGGCGGCTTCTCCGGCGGGCGCTCCACCTTCCAAACCGCGTGGTGGGAAGGCCAAAACATCGGAGCCATGAAATACGCACAATACACCCTCACATCCTCCAATCCCGCGAAATACGGGTCATACAAGGCGTTCGCCACAGTCGATCACCGGCAGGACGATCCCGGTCTGTTCGTGACCACCGTGTCCGACTGCACGGCAAGCGGCTGGAGTATCTGGGTGTACACGCCGCCGGAGAGGGTGGTCACCAATATGGATGCCAGTTGGAACCGCAACACCAGCACCGGCGTCGTCTCCAACCTATCCATCAACACGCATTATGCGGCCCTGTTCCAAGGCAACAAACCCTACCAGCTCCACACCATCGGATTCCTCAAGAAATAGGAGATTCCCATGCAGGTCACCACCATCAACGACCAGCCCACCCTCCTCATAGACCGACCCCTCACCGCCGACACCACCCCGCCGGCCGCAGTCACCGAAGGCATGACCACCATCACCACCACCCCACCCACACCCGCCATGCGCCACGACGCCATACCACTCGCCGCAATCGCATCATGGCGCACACTCCTCGGCATCGAAACCGACACCGAAGCCGTAGCCGCCATCCTCCACGTCCGAGACCACGGCGAACCAGACCCAGACCCCCAAACCGGCGAAACCGCATGGACAAGCGCCTACAACGCCATCGAAAAAGCCATCAACACCACCACCGCGCCCGCCGACAATACACCCGACGATCCGCTCACCGCCGGCCGCAACAAAACACGCGGCCTGCTCGGCCTCCCGCTCCTGCCGGACACGGCAACCACCAACCCATCCGCCGAAGACGAAACCGACGCCCCGACCACCATCGCACTGCCCGCCGGCATCGAACCAACGGAACTCGGCAACCTCCTCGCCGACCACGCCGACGACATCAACGACGCCACCGACCGATTCATCGAATCACTCACCCAAACCAACGACGGAAAGGACCACGACTGATGGACGACAAAAACCTCTACCCGGCCATGATCGGCAAACTCCGCGAAATGCTCGCCGACAGCACCGTCCAAATCGCCGCACTCCAAGCCCAGATCGACATACTCGCCAAGGAAAACCAACGCCTCACCGACCAACTCAACAAGGACGACGACAATGGCAACGCTTGACAGCTTCCGCGAAGCCGCAGGCGAACCCATCCAACTCGACCTAGCCAACGGGTACATCGCAGACATACGCCTCAACGCCGGCGACGTCAACGGCCGCACCATCACCGTCGAACTCACCGACAACGGCACCCCCATCACCGACACCACCGGCATCACCGTCGCGCTCGCATACAACACCACGCCCGGCAGCGGGCTGGGCGACCGCGTGAGCATGCCGGCAGTGTTCGGCACCCCCACGGCCACGTACCGCGTCGCCGTGCCGCGCAAGGCGTTGCAGCACGCCGGCGCGATCCTCATGGGCATCGAGGTCAGCGTCAACGGCACGAAGACCTGTTCGCGCAACTTCCACGGCATCGTCGAACGAGCCGTGTTCGACGCGACCGCACCCGACGCGCAGGATCAGATGAACGTCCTCGAACAGCTCATCGACGACGCGAACAAGGCCGTCAAGAACGCGGTCAGCGCGGCCGGCGAGGCCAAGGACGCCGCCAACGCGGCACGCACCAGCGTGATCGAATACCGGCAGCTCTCCGACGACTGCAAGGCCAAGATCGCGGCCAGCGCGGCCATCGGCGTGGTCTTCGCGACCCAAGCCGACATAGACGCCCAATACGACACCGTGATCGCGCCGGCATTGTCCGACGCCGGAACGATCCCGCCGCTCACCCAGTCCGACATCGACTGGGCGCTCGACATCATCAACCGATAAACAGGAAGGAGCCATCATGGCGAACACGCAGAAGGTCATGACCCTCGCCGACACCGCCCAGCTCATCGCCAAGGTACACGCCAACGCCGCCAAGGGCGTGCGCTTCGAGTACGACAGCACCAAGGGCGAATACGGCAACCTCGCCGCCTACTTCACCGCCCACAAGGACGGCAAGGTGTACGGCGCGAAATTCCCCAAATACACGTACAGCAACACGCCAACGGGCGTGAAGACCCGCGACAACGCCAACCTGACCATCGAGATCAGCACCAACGACAAGGCCGGCCGCGACGACTACAGCGCCCTGAACGCCTTCCGCGTGTGGGACGTCAACGCCACCATCGGCGACGACGGCGTGCCCCACGTCACCGCCATCGACGGCATCGACACCCGCTTCAGACGCGACGGGTCGAACGGCGACGTGTACGTCATGACATGCCCCGGATACTACAAGCTCGAAGCCACGAGCACCCACAATGAATTCCTCTACAGCGACACCCAATACGACGGCTACACACCATTGCCCGGCGTGCTGTTGCCAGACGGCTCGAAACGCCCCTGCCTGCTGTTCGCCAAATACGCCGCCTCGCTCGACTCAAGCCTGCGGCCGCTGTCCGTCAGCGGCGTCGAGATTGACCGCGAGTTCGGCTCGCAGAACCGGGCCATCGACTACGCGCTCAAGAAGGGCAAGGGATACGCCGGCCGCTGCCAAGGCGACACCTTCTATGTCCAGCTCATGCTCATGCTCAAATACGCCACCAAAAACTCGGACGTGCTCGGCGGCTGCTGGCAGTACACGCCGCAGACCGCCGTCACCAATGCCGAAACCGGCGTCAAGCGCGTCATCATCGCCACCAGCGCCGCCAGCGGCTTCGACATCGGCAGCACCGTCAATGTCGGCACCGACAAGGAACGCAACAACGTCGGCAACTACAGCGCCGCCCGGGCGCGCACCATCCTGAGCAAGACCAACCTCGACGCCAACAACACCGCCCTCAACCTCGACGGCGATGCCATCACCACGACCACCGCATGCTTCGTCAGCAGCATGCCGTGGAAGACCGGGGCCACCGACAAACTGCTCGGCACCGACGGCCGCCCATCCGCCGCGTTCGCCGCAAACCACCAGCCCATCCGGCTGCAAGGCATCGAACTATTCAACGGCGTCTACGAGAGCGACGCCGACCTCATCGTCAACGCCGTCAAGGAAAGCGACGACAAGGGCCGACTCGACATCTACCGCGTGTTCGACATCACCAATGCAAGCAAGACCTCGACGACGAACTACACCAAAATCGGCGAATTCACACCACGCGACAAGACCACGGACAACTCATGGCGATACGCCGAGGACTTCACCCTGTCCAACGGCGTCATCATCCCCACGGGACTGGGCGCGACGAGCACCACCGGCATGTGCGACGCCATCGGGGCCAACCCGCTCACATCCCAAGGCCTCCGACAGGTGCTGCGCTTCGGCAGCCTCTGGGATGGGGTGCTGTGCGGCGCTTTCGCCGCGTCCCTCTGGAACGACCTCGCGTCCCGCTGGTGGGGCATCGGGGGCCGCCTTTCTGCGCTCGGTCGCACGAAGGCGTAGCCGCAGTGCGATGGGGGTGAAGCGCAGCGAGGGGGCGAAAGCCCCCTCATGACGTTTCGCAGCCTTTTGGGATTTGTGGCGGTACGCCTCCGACGTCCGTGCGTGGTGCAGCGCTTCGGCAACCTCAGGGATGGGGTGCAGTACGGCGCTTTCGCCGCGAACCTCAGGAACGACCTCGCGAACCGCAGGTGGAACATCGGGGGCCGCATATCCGGTCAATCCTGTCAACACGATCATTACGCCACAACTACCCTCCACGCCAGCCAGTGAGAGGGCAAGCCACGGCCCAGCCGAAAATCAAACCGAGCACCCGGCCAGTAGACCCGAACCCATCCAGCACCGTCGAACGCCGGCATAGTCCAGATAGGAAACGCTCTGAAAACCCATTGCAAGCACACCCGCTGCGCCACGCCCATGTTCGTCCGCAGGGCGATCGATCACTACCTCAAGGGCAAACGGTCCCGCCGCGACGTGACCCGCTTCCTCGAAACCCACCCCGACCTCGACCGGCTCGCCGAACGGATCGCCGACGAGATACGCGAAGGCCGATACCGCGACACCAGGATCACGTACTTCAACCGCGTCGAACCGATCAGCGGCAAACACCGCGTCATCGGCCGCGAATCGGTACGCCACCAAATCTACGACCATGTGGCCGTCATGGCCCTCCAGCCGTTGTTCGACGCGAAGGTGGGCCGATGGCAGACCGCCAGCATCCCCAATCGCGGCACCATCGACGCCCGCCGCGCGATCAAACGATGGACACGCGAACGATCCAGCAAATGGTTCGTGAAGCTCGACGTGCGCAAATACTATCCCAGCATCGACCGCCCCACATTGAAGGCGATGCTCACGCGCGACGTCGGCGACCCGATCCTGCTGCGCCTCGTGTTCCACCTCATCGACCGGTACCAAGGCGACAACGGCCTCAACATCGGCAGCTACCTGAGCCAATGGCTCGCCAACTACTACCTCAGCCACGCCTACCACTGGATCGAATCGCCGGCCATGACCATCGAACGCACCAGCCGGCGCACCGGCGAGATCACCCGCCGCCGGCTCATCACGCACCAACTGTGGTACATGGACGACCTGCTGCTCATCGGCACCTCCAAACGAGATTTGAAGATCGCCGCCCGCCGCATCGTCCGCTACCTGAAGGACGCGCTCAAACTCGACGTGCACGAGGAATGGAACTGCAAACGCCTCGACCTCGAACCCATCGACATGGTCGGCTACACGTTCCGACCCCACGGCCGCGTCAACATCCGCAGCGGCGTGTTCCTCCGCGCCCGCCGCACCTTCAACCGCGCCAGACGCCGGCCCATGACCGAACAGCTCGCGCGACGCTGCTGCTCCTACTACGGATACCTGCGCAACAGCGACAGCATCCGATACCGGCGACGCCACCGCATCGACCACACCATGCGCCGCGCAACCCGGTATTTATCCACCCAACACAGGAAGGAAAACCCATGCTCCAGACCGTATCCAGCCTCGAACCCCTCGAAGAGGTCAGCTACTACCCGCGCGGCGACGGCCTCGCGGACATCCGCATCCGCCGCAACATCACCACCGTCATGCACGGGGACGGCGAAACCGCATGGACGGAATACACCGCCGACGAAGCCTACACGATCCGCGACCTGACCGAACAGGAAGCCATCGAACAGGCCGACAGCATCTGGCTCGACTGCGTGCAGGCATCCAAATCGGACAGTCAGCGCCTCGCCGGCTTGGAGGCGTCCAGCCTCGATCAGGACGAGGCATTGGCCGAAATCTACCAGCTGCTGTCAGGGGGTGAAGCATGAGCAAAGCCATGATCCGCGTCTACGCCCGTCTCGTCATCGCCGGCCGCAAGACCATCGACGACGTGCCCGAAGCGGGCCGCGAAGCCGTACGGGCATACATCGCCGGCCTCGACGAGGGGATCGGAGAGTGAACCCCATAGCCCAGCAGCTCACCGTCTGGGCCGCCACCGGCATCATCACCGCCCTGGGCGGATACATGCTCGGCTGGTGGCGCGGCTACCGACGCAAATCCGACGCCATGCAGACCGGCGTGCGCGTGCTCCTGCTGTGCAAGCTCGAACAGATGCAGCGCGAAATGGTCGCCAACGACGGCATCGCCGACAACACCGCCAAACGGACCGCGCAGCTCGTCTACGACAGCTACCACAGCCTCGGCGGCAACGGGCACGGCACCCAAGTCAACCAGGACATACAGGACGCGCCGATAGCCCCCAAGAAGGTTTAGCCCTCGCCGGACATCCCGGCGGGGGCTGTTTCATATGCCCACCCAACACAGGAAGGAAAACGAATGGGCAAGTTCAAGAACAAAAGCAAGCCGATCACGGCAATCATCGCGGCAATCATCGCCATGCTGCTCGCGACCGCGCCGGCGATCGCCATGGCCGACATGGTCGGCATCGACGTGTCCGGCTGGCAGGCCGCGAACGTCACCTGCACCGCCAGCTACGACTTCGCCGTCGTCAAAGTCAGTCAGGGTGTCGGCTTCGAGAACGGTAGCTGGCGCACTCAGGCCAAGTGCGTGACCGACCGGGGCAAGAGCCTCGGCCTGTACCATTACGCCGGCGGCAACGACGCCAGCAGCGAGGCCGACTTCTTCGTCGGCCGGGCTAGGGACTACATCGGCAAGGCCGTGCTCGTGCTCGACTGGGAGTCCTACCAGAACGCCCAGTGGGGCAACGGCGATTGGGTGCGCCGGTTCGTGCAGCGCGTGCACACGCTCACCGGCGTGTGGCCGATGGTGTACGTGCAGGCGTCCGCACTCAATCAGATACCCAGCGACGTGCGCGCCAACTGCGGCCTTTGGGTCGCTCAGTACGCCAGCAACGCGCCGACCGGCTACCAGAGCCGACCGTGGAACTATTCGATCTACGGCGAGGCCATGCGCCAGTACACCTCGAATGGTTGGGTCAGCGGCTATAACGGCCCGCTCGACCTGAACTACTTCCGTGGCGACGCATCCCAGTGGCAGGCCTACGCCAACCCGGCCGGCAAGGCGCAGACCACGACCCCGCCGCAGGTCGAGACGCCGCCGACCCAGACCGTCGATCTACAGGCCCTCGCCACCGCCACGATCCGTGGCGACTACGGCAACGGCCAGCAGCGACGCGACGCGCTCGGCGCTAACTACGACAAGGTCATGGCGATCGTCAACCAGCGCCTCAACGCCGGCGCTACCACGCAGACGCAGCAGACCACCTCCAACGCGACCCGTGTGACCGTCCGCGCGGGCGACACCATGAGCGCGATCGCCACACGCACAGGCCTGTGGCCGCTGTCCAAGTGGAGCGTGCCCAGCGGCAACCTTAACCTGATCTACCCCGGTCAGGTCGTCACCTACAACGGCGGCGGCAGCACCGCCACCGCCGGCAACGCCCCACCGGCGACCCGCACCGTGACCGTCCGCAGCGGTGACACCCTCAGCGGCATCGCGGCACGGCTCGGCATCAGCTACACGCAGCTCTCCGGCTACCGTTCCGGTAATCCGAACGTGATCTACCCCGGCGAGGTGCTGCGCTACTAGCGCCAGCTCGGGAAGCTAGTGGGAACCCGAACCCCACCTAGGAACCTCGAACCCCAGCCGTGGCGAGGTTCCTAGGTTCCGTCTAAGAGAATCGAGAATGATATGACCGACGAGAACATCGAAGCCCGGACCGGCACCACGGAAGTGAAGCCGACGGCCGGTATGCCTGATTGGCTGCTGCCCGACCGCGTGTATGACGTGCTCAAGTGGGTGGCGCTGATCGTGCTGCCCGCCATGGCCACGCTCGTGCAGGCGCTCGGCCCCGTATGGGGATGGACGTGGGCCGATCCGGCCGCGACCACCATCAGCGCCATTGCGCTGACCATCGGCGTCATCATCGGCGCAAGCGCCCTCAAGGCCAAGGCATCCAAGACCGAATAACCAAGAAGCCCCCGAACCCACCGCAAACGCATGCGGCATGGTTCGGGGGCTTTTCGTCGTATATGGGGTCAGGCGTGGACGACTTCGCGGCGACGCATGGTGCGCAGCCGGTCGGCGATCCATGTGTTGACGACGGCGTTGCGGCTGATCGCCAAGTCGGCGGCTTCCTCGTCCAGTTCGCTGACCATCCACGCGGGCATCGTCAGCGTGATCCGCTTCTCCAGTGGGGGATGATGCTCGACCACGGGATTGTCGAGGTCCACGTAGTCGAGGATGTCGTCGCCGTCGTCGAACATCTCCTCAAGCTGGTCGCTGGTGATCGACTTGGCGTCAACCTTATTCTTGGCTGTCATAGTATGCCTCCTCGTTCTTGCGTGATCGGCGCACGGATATGATGCGGATGCGCCTGCCGCGCTTGGTCGTGATCGCCGTCCAGTGCTTGCCGTCGATCATGCCGAGCACGATGTAACGCACATCGTCGTTTCCGGGATTCGGAGCGGTCAGCGTAACCGTCTTCGAGTTGTCCCACATGCGCTGGGCCGCCTCGAAGTCGATGCCGTGCTTGGCGAGGTTCTTCGCGCTCTTCGCCGGATCGTATTCAAACTCCATCAAACCTCCTAATACGTCTACTATACATCAATATGACATCAATACAACATCATGCGGCGAGGCGCGTGGCTTCCACTGCGGCGCGTAGGCGGTCGTCGGGCATGGCGATGTACCGCTGCGTGGTCTCGACCGAGGCGTGGCCTAGGAGCTTGGAGACGAGCAGCAGGTCTCGTGTGGCGGCGTAGGTCGTGGTCGCGTACCTGTGGCGCAGGCTGTGGGCCGTCCATCCGTCGCCCAAGAGGTCGCTCAGGTGTCGGCCGACGTAGGATGATTCGGCGTGGCCGCTCCACCGGCCGGGGAACAGATAGCCGTTGGCGGATCGGATCAGCAAAGCTAGGTCGTCGCCGATGGGCACGATGCGCTGCTTGTCGCCCTTGCCCACGACCACGAGGCTCCAGCCCACGAGGTCGCGCATCACGTCGCGGCTGTGCACCTTCGCTATCTCGAAGCGCCTCAAACCGCATTCCGCGCCGAGGCGCAGCATGAGCCGTTCGCCGTCCGTGGCCTTGCGCAGCGCTGCGAGTATCACCACGTCCGGGCACGGGCGGGGATGCGGCTCGGGACGCTTGACGGTGGGCAGGAACTCGCTCGGATCGGCCTCGCTGCGGCCGGACGCTTTGAGCCATCGGAAATAGCTGACGCAGGCGTTCTTCGCGCCCTTGCGTGTCTCCGGCTTCCAGTCCTTCGCGGCGAAGTGCGCGAGCAGGTCGTCGCCCTCCACGTCCCTCGGATCGCCTTCGAGCGCCCTCGACAATGCGGACATCTGGCATCGGCGGGTGCCGATCGTGTTGGGGGAGTAGCTCGCAGCCTTGAGGGAGTCGAGCCATAGGTTGATTGATTCTGCCCAGAGCGGGCTTGGATGTTGTTTTTTCACGGGACATCATCGTCCAATCGGCAATAATGCTGCTAGGAAACAAAAAGCCGTCACGATAAATTCGTGACGGCCTCCCGCGATTCGTAGCGGGGACAGGATTTGAACCTGTGACCTCTGGGTTATGAGCCCAGCGAGCTACCGAGCTGCTCCACCCCGCGTCGGCACGTCCTGTATTTGGACAGCTCGCTCAACAATACCCGACTAATCAGGAGTGTCAAGATTCTCGGGCGTGTCGGCCATGGGATGGGGCACGGCTCAGGCGGCCGGCTGGCCGGGCACTGACCTGACGGTGACCGTGCTCAACGCGCTCGGCCTGTTGGTCGGCGCGCTCATCGGCGCG